AATCGGGGCGGGCGAGCGCGAGCACGAGGGCGAGCACGAGGGCGAGGGCGAGGGCGAGGGCGAGCGCGCGGCCATCGGGCTTGTCGTCGCGGGCCCGTGAGCGTCGCCCGCAACCAACAGGGAAGCCGCCCACCGAAGTGATCTGGGGGCGGCTTGCTTGCGTGTGGCGGCTAGATCAGCACGCGTTGGGGTCGCCCGGCTCGCCAGGATTCCCTGCGAGATCGTTGGCCATGCACTCGGGCACGAGTCGCACTCGGGCATCCCCGAAGTCGGGCCCGAGCGACGCGCTGCAGAACTCGGCATCGCATCGAGCATCGAGCAAGCCGGACCCGTCCACGGGTTCACCCGCGGCGCACGTGAAGGGCCAGTGCAGCCCCATCGCATCCGCGTGCTCGCACTCGGGCATCACGTACATGGCCCACCCGTCGATCAGCGCGTAGCAGACCACCGACACGCCTTCCTTGGCGAAGCATGCGAGCGAGTCGGGCGCTGGCGATCCCGACTCGCACGAGGTCAGCGGCCAAGCATCGATCGGTTCATACAACCCATCCGAGACCAGCGCATCGATCTCGCACCCGCGGATCACATACGCGTGGGCGCCTTCACCGAACGCCGCGATGCACACGTCTTCGTGGCATCCGACCGAGACGATCGACGGGTGGAACGCTTCGCCCCCGGTCTCGCCGGTCCCGCTGGTCCCGCTCTCGCTCTCGCCGGTCCCGCTCTCGCTGGTGTCGCTGGTCCCGCTCTCGCCGCTCTCGCTGCTGGCCTCGCTGGTCTCGCTCTCGCTGCTGGTCTCGCTCTCGGTCTCGCCGGTCTCGGTCCCGACGCACCCCGCCATGCAGACGGAGGCGAGCGCGACGAGCAGGGCGATGATCATCATGGGTTCGGACTTGGTCGTCATCGGGCGGCACTCTAGCACCCGCGGCGGGCTCGAGCAGCGCCGGCCCGGTGCCGCGGGCCGGCTTGCCGCGGCTAGCCCATCAGCCCCGCTTCCATGCTCGGGCCCGTCGTCCTCGGGGCCGGCTTCACCCCGGTGTTCTCTGCTACCGACCGCGTCACGAGGATGAGCTCTTGTAGCTGGCTGGAGAGCGTGCCTGTGTCGAGCCCGCTCGGCATCGTGAAAGACGACTCGCCAAGCCCAAGCTGGGCACCGTACTGGCGATCGAACTGGGCTAGATCGAGCTCAGCCTGCGTCCGCTGGCGCTCCAACTCCTCTGTGACGCCGGTCGCCTGATTCAGCAGTCCAGCCCCGCCGCCGAGTGCTTGCTCGAAGAGATTCGCATCGTCGCCCACGCCTCCCGAGCGAGCATCGTAGACGTCCCTGCGCGACGCGTTGACGACCGAGATCAGTCGGTTGCGCCGCTCCGCGAGTAGCTCCGTGTCGGTTTTCTGAACGGGCCCGAGCGTCGACGCTTCGAGCGTGGCGAGCTCGGCTTCGATCGCGGCTTTCGCTTTGGTGCCTCGCGCTCCCTTCCGTTGCTCTTGTAGCGCGGCGATCTTCGTCGCCTTGTCGTGCTCGAATGCCGCGGTCTCTGCCGCGGTTGCCTCGCGCGTGAAGCTGATGCTCGTCTGCTCGTCCTCGACAGCCTTGATCGCGCTCTCGTATTTGGCGAGCCCAGCCTCGGCCTTCCCGAGCACGAGATCGAACGCAGCGACGCCCACCGCTGCGCCGGCGAAGACGGCAGGCAAGGCCCCGACCATCGCGCCCATCCCAGAACCGACCTTCGTGGTCGCACTCATCGCGGTTCCCTGCTTGGTTACCGCGGAGGTGAGCGAGGTTGTCGACGTAGCCAGCTTCGCGTTCCCGAGTTGCGCGATGCCGCTCACGGCCTGCCACATCGAGTACGCGCTGATCAGCGCGCCCATGCCCTTGGTGAGCACCACGGTCCCCACCGCCAGCTTGGCGATCGTGGCTGCGAGGTTGGGGTTTTCCTTGATCCATCCCTGGAACCCGGCGAGCACCGGGCCCACCGCTTCGGCGACGCTTGTCATCGCGGGGATGAGTTGCTCGCCGGCCTGGATCTTCAAGGTCTCCCACTGCCCCTCCAGCAGCGCGGCCTTGTGCGCGGCCGTGTCGGTCATCTTCGCGTAGGCCTTCTCGGTCCCTCCGGCTGCGTCTTCTTGCGCCTTCAAGTTCTTGCGGAGCCCCTCCATGTCATCGACGATCGCCGCGACCGCGATGCGGGCCTCGCTGCTGTCGAATAGCTTGGCGAGCGTGTCTTGGTCGTATCCTTCGGCCGCGCGCAGCTTGAGCATGAACTGCTCCCATCCGCCCGCCGCCGCGATCCCGCTCGTCGAGAAGTCGATCCCGAGCCGCTTCGCTTCTTCGCGCGCGGCCTTGGTCGGCTTCTGGATGTTGCTCAGCATCTGGATCATGCCCGTCACGGCCTGGTTGGCGTCGGGCAGCTTGTTGCTCAGCTGGCCGATCGTGCCGACCGTTTCCTGCAGGGTGAGCCCGGCCATCGAAGCGCCAGCAGCCACGCGGGGCAGCGCCTGCGCGAGATCGCCTACCTCGGCAGACGATGCCTGCGTCACCGCGAAGATCGCATCAGCGGCTTCCTTCGCCTCCACGCCTTTGAAGTTGGCGACCGACTTCGAGATCGCCACGACGGAGTCCGCGACACCGGCAGAGCCAGCTTTCGCGAGCTTGTTCGCGGCCATGAGCTGCGCCTGCGCGTCAGCTGCCGATGCTGCCCCGAGAGACATCACCTTCTGGAGAGCCTCGGCCTGCTTGATCGGGGCGCCGCCGAACTCGCCCACCGCTGTCTTGGCGATCGCGTCGATCTGGGCCAGCGTGACGTCTTCGGTGATCGTGCCGATCTCGGCGACCTTGTACTGGTAGTCAGAGAACGCATCGAAGCTGGACCGCATCCCGCTCTCGACCCGACCACTGAACCGCTCAAACTCGCCACCCGCGGCCGCGAGATTCTCGGCCAGCTCGAGCTTGTCGGTCCCCCCAGACGCGCGCCTGGTCCGGCCTGCGCTCGCACGCGTGGTGTCGGGGCCGAGTTGCTCCCGGGCTGCGCTTCGTGCTGCTCGCGTGCGGCGGGAGTTGATCTCCCGCTGGATCTCGCGCTCGCGCAGCTGCTCGTCTCCGAGCTCTTCGAGATTCTTCGCTGCCCGCTGGGAGGCGCGGGCCCGCTGCGCGTCCGCACGAGCGATCGCCCGCTGGTCCGAGCCCAGCAGCGCGATCGAATCCCTGGCATCGCGAGCACCCTGCCCGCGCGCACCTTCACCGCGCGCACCTTCACGAGCGCCACGAGACCCGCCACGCGCCCCGCCGCTCCCGGCCTGGCCCATGGAGCCCACCGCTCCGAGCCCTGACTTGGCGCGGGCTAGCGAGTCTCCGAGCCCGTCTGCGAGCTTGGTCGTGCTCGATAGCCACTTGTGGACCCCTCGGTCGCGAGCCCTTGCCTGGAGGATGACGTTGATCGTCGCAGCCATGCTCCCGGCAACCTACCACCCGCAGCGGGCTCGAGCAGCGCCGGCCCGGTGTCGCGGGCCGGCTTGCCGCGGGCCGGCTTGCCGCGGCTTCTAGGTCGGGCTCATGCGGAGGGGCCCGCGGTGATGGTCGCGCTCTCGATCGCCACGCTCGACCCTCCGTTCGCAGACACGAGCAGGCGATATCGCAGCGCTTGGCCGCCCGGCGCATGATCGCGAACGATCCTGATGTGCTTCCAGTCGTTCGCTGCGCTCGGAACCGCGGCAAGATACGACGCTCCGGTGTTCGCGTAGACACCCGTTCCCGGGGCAGTCTCGGCCTGCAGCTGGATCGTCACGGTGTTCGCGACTGTCATCAGCGCCGACAACTCGCCCACGAGTCGGATCGGCGAGCCGTCTGCGGGCGCAGGCGCAGCGGCGCTCGTGGTGATGGTTTGGAGCGCAGCAGCCCCTGCGCTCGCGACAAGCCCGCTGGCGAAGACGTAGCCGGGCGCACTGGTGTGCACGGGAGCCACCCCCCACACCAACACGCTCCCGCTCGTGCGCGTGAGCGTGTTTGGCACAGGCGCGGCCGGGGAGGTCAGCTTGACGCGAGGCGATTCGAGGTTCGCAGCCGACACGCTTCCGAACCCGGCGATGGCCGTCGCAAGATCGACGGCCAGGATATTGCCGCCGCTGGTGATCAGGACGGTCGGCGCGGTGATGGTCCCGCTCGCGTTGACGTCTGCGAGCGTGCTCGTGGTCGCGACGTCGATCTCGTCAAACTCGATGAAGCTGCCGGGCTCTCCGAGCAGGGTTGCGCCAGACTCGACGAGGATCGTGGCGCCAGACTTCGCGCGGATCGTAGTGCCGGGCTCCATGCGCAGCTCGCCACCTCCGTCGATTCGCA